GCACGGGCGCACCTTCGCGCCGCCGGGCGTCGCGAGGCGCAGCGGTACGATCCAGTCGGGAAAGATGGTCAGCATGTGCGTGAACGTCGCCGCCGGCGTCCATTGCGACGTCGTTTCGAGCGCGAGGGTAAGCAGACAGAAAGTACGGTCTGCTTCGTTCAACGCGCGGGTTATCTCGTCGTCGGGGTAGAACGTCGCGCCGCCCGCCTCGTTCAAACGTTGGCTGACTAACGCCTGCATCTGCGAAAGCTGCATAATGCGTCACTTGGGCGGCGGCGCGGCGACGGCGGCACCCTCGTAGCGCCGCAACTCGTCGACGCGCGCATTCGGCTGGCGGTGCAGTTCGAGGCGCAATAGCTCGTTGATTCCCGACGTAAACAGGTTCTCGAAGGCTTCCATTCCGGGATAGTCCTTTTTTTGGGCGCAGATATCAGCACGCACGCCGCGAATGATGAGGTGAGCCGGAATCCACGGAAGCGGCGAGAGCGTCGTCTGCGTCGGGTCGAACGTCGCCGGGTTCGACGTGTAACGGATCGGGTGGCTTAGGACGGCGTTCGGGATCGGGTAAAGCTCGACCTGGTGCAGCGGCGGCGTCGCCGTCGTGTCCTCCGCCATCGAGTAGATGAACGTATTCGGAGCGCCGGCGCCTGAGACATCGGGCCGTCCCGGATATACGAGATCGAGTTCGAGTTGTGTGTAAGGGCGCATCGGGAAGTTGTTCGCCGCGTTGTTCACTTCGAGTAGGATCTTCAAATCCGCCGGCAACGGATAGAGAGCGCGCGTACCCATCGTGCCGACGGTCGTCGCGATCGTCGCGCCCTTCTCAAGTGCCTTCCACGGGTGCGCGTCCAAGATGACCTGATATCGGCCTTGAATCCATTGGTCCATCAGGTCGAGGTCGGCCGCGTCGGCCATCCATTTCACGAGAGTCAGGCGTATTTGTCCCCACGTCACACAGGGCTATTCGACTTACGTCGGGCCACCCGGCTGCGCCCAGCCGTGGGCAGGATATCCCCGGTTCACGCGTTGAAGCCGATGCCGCGTAAATCGCTGCTGCATCCGCATCGCCACCTTCACGCGACGCTGCGTATGTTCGACAAAAATTAACTTTTGAAGCTCTGCTTCGTACAACTTTTGATACCCCGCCGCCTGCGCGAACTTCTCTTGCCATAAAGCAACATCAGCTCTAACCCCCGCTAAGATCACGGTCGGCGAGATAAACGGAAGTGGGCTGGCCGTGAGCGTTTGCCCGTCGAAGCCCTGCGCGGCTTTCAAATACTCCAGCGGAAAGCCGCGCGCTTCGAGCGGCGGCGGAAAGAACTGGATTTGGTGGAGGACGGGCTGCGGGCCGCCGGTATTGAGCGGTTGGCCCTCTGGGGTGTCATCGTATTCCGCCCACGACGCCGGGTAGCCGATCGTCGCGCGCATTCCCGCCGCCGCGTCGAGGCCGTCTTTTGTGAAACTGCGCATCGGCAGCGACGTGCGCGGATCGAGTACTGTCACGATCGAGCGGCAGTCGATCGGCATGGGATAGGTATCCTGCATCAGCACGTAGGGGCTTCCCGCGATCTGCGTGCCGATAGGCGCGCCGCCTTTCCCTTCGTAAGGCCGATCGAGCGCGAAAAGCGTCGGCGTGATCCACTCGACGGTATACGTTACGTTGTCGCCGGGGATGTAGAACTCAAGGCCCGTTTGATCCGCCGTCCACGCCGTTCCCGCGCCGATGATCGCCGTCGCGCCCGCCGTCGCCGTTACCGTATCGGCGCCGCTCTGATACGCCGCCGTCGTTTGGATCGTCGTGTGCGCTTTCAGTCCTATCCAGTCGCTTGATTCGAGGATCGTGGAGTACCGCGAGTTAATGAACTCGTCCACGATGTCGAGCGGGACGCCAGGCGACGTGGTGAGCACGTTCAAACGAATTTGACCCCAAGTTAAGAGCGCAGGCTGCATTTCAGTACCTCCTCATGGGATCGTGACCGACGCCCACGCGGTCGACGCGCACACGTAAAGCGGCGTCGTCGAAGCGTCGGTACGCAGGTAGATTGAACCCGTGATGCACCCGCCCACGGGCGCGCCGCTGCCCGTGGTAATGCGCGGGCCGCCGGCCCCTCCCACCTCGATGAGATGGTTCACGGAGACGTAAGGCGTCGTGCCGTTCGGTAGGACCGAGAGGGCGCCATTTCCGCCGCTATCCTCCAGCGAGAGGATAGCCCCGGCACCGGGGCTTATCGCGAGATTACCTCCTCCGTCCGTTCGCATGATTGCGATGCGGCGGGTCGTGCCATCGTATGAACTGAACTGGATTGGCTGCGAGCCCGAGGCGCCGGTCGCGTTCGCGAGGCCGAGATACATACCGACATCCGCGCCGCCGTCGCTGGTTTTGAGGGCATTCATCCACCTGACGGGAGGAGATGCAAAGGCCCCCATCGAGCCGATTAAGATCGCATCGTTGTTCGTAGCCGCGCGCGCGGACGCCGAGCCGCCGTTTAGGAACAGCCCGGTGATGTTGGCCGCCGCCGGCGTAAAATTGTTCACGTCGATTTCCAGGCCGTACAAATTCGAATTGGCGAAGCCGTGCGTATCGGTGCAGGCGTTGGCAAATTCGCAATTTCCCACGCTGAAATTTGCGCCCCAGGCGCTGATGCCGGAGCTATTTGTCGTCACCATGCCCTGAGCGTAGACTCCCACCGCGTTATATCCGGCGGTGCCCGTCGCAGCGATGCCCGTCACGCCCGCCGCCAGACCGCCGGCGCCCGGCATGTAGGTTGTCGCCGGAATATCTGTACATCCGACGACGGTCTGCGTGACGGCGACCGTCGAATTTCCGAACTCCCGGCCTATCGGACAATTACCGCGTTGCACGCGGAACGAGTCCTGGTAGTAAGGGCCGCCGCTCGTTGGCGGGGGCACCAGCGAGACGAAATTCCCGAGCGATCCGAAGGGCGGCGAGTTGGGCAGCGGCACCCACCACTGAAGCGATGTGGACGGCGGGTTGTTTAGGTTCAGAGGTACCAGACTGACGTAGCCGACGCCGCCCACCGATACGACGTCCTGCGAGTTATAGGTCACCGTCGCGCTCCACGTTCCCGCCCAGTGCATCTTGTTGTAATAGAGCGAATTGTTCGAGGTAGACGAGGCCGGCGGCGGCGTGACGACGGCCTGCCCGCGAGCCGGAATATAAGAGAACGCCAGCGCGAGCGAAAGTACGACTAGCCGGTGCATCATATAGTCGCTATTCGACGCCGACCCTATTGGGACATGTCGAGCCAAAAAGCAGCCTGCGCGTTGCAGAGGTTGATTAGGTAACCCGCGGCGTACCCCTTCGCGATATTCGCGCCGCCCCCGAAGTGAGTCAATATTGGCAGTGCAGCGCCGCCGTTGAGCGCGAACGTGTTCGCGCCGACCTGGAGTGTGTGTTGCAGGTAAAGCAGGACACACGTCCCGTTGGTAACTGTCAGGCCTGGAATTGTCGCAACGAGAGCATTGTTCGCGCCGGTGTCATTCGCGAAATTCACCCCCGGCAGCGGCGGAATATCCGCTGCGACGAGCGCACGCGCCGTCGCCGGCGCGGCGGTCGATCCCGTCGGCGGCCCGGCGAGAACCTGATTCGCTCCAGTCGACGGTAGCGCGGCGGCGTTCTGCACGCAGCGGCCGCCCGTCAACGTATAGCCCTGCGGGCACGCCTGCCCGAGCGCGAACGTGATCGCGAAGACGACGGCGACGGCCGCAGCGACGCCGAGAGGAACGTAAAAACGTTTCACGTGGAACACCCGCGCAGAGGCATCGTTTCCGGTCCTCCGGTTGGCGCCGGCTTTGCCGGCATACATTGCAAGTCCTTGCGATGGTTCACGGCAGTAGCTCCCCGTCGACGACGACCGTAGCTGAATTTCCCGTGCCCATCACGATACGCACCGCCCAGAAGATCGGCACCTCGACGCCCACGGCGCCCAGAAGCGCGCCGCCGGCGGCGAGCGTCGCCGGCAGCCACGCGCCGGGATAAAAGTCCGCTACGTACGTCCCGGCGACCGAGAACGCGTTCGCGGCGGCGAGGCCCACGAGCGGAATTGCAGCCGTCGAGGGAGGCGTCCACGTGACGCCCTGCGTCTGGTAGGGAGGCACGGCGCAAAGAAAGATCGCATCCGTCCCGCCGCCGGCCGTGACCGCCGACGAGGTGACGTAAAAGCGAATACCGCGGCCCGCGGTCGCGATCTGGACGCCCGACGTAAGGACGCCGGCCGCGGCGATGGCCGTTGCCGGGATTATATTGCGATGTAGGGTCTTGGGGTTCACGGTTTCCGGGCTTCCGGTTGAAGATTCGCTGCGCTCATCATGCGAATGAAATTGAGATAGCGGCGACCGCCTGCCAGAAGCCGTTATAAGCGCGCAGCGTGACGCCGGCGCCGGGGAAAGCCATGAATTTTACGGCGTTCACTTTGTCGGTGCCGGTCTGCAAACGCCCGGTCGCCGTGACCGTATGGGCGAAAGGCGTGGCGGAGGAGATCGAGATGGTTACGCCGTCGTCGGTGCCTGGCGTCGGCGCCGCAAGCGTCAGCGCCGTCGCGGCGGGATTGGTAATTTCGTAGTGGCCGTCCTTGACGGGAATCGCGCCCGCGGCCGCAACCGCCGTCGTGGCCGATTTCAGCGCGCTCGGGGTTCCCGTGGCGTCGATGAAGAAAACAATCGTGCCTTCGGGCTTCTCGATTTGGAACGCGTTAGCGGTCTGCGTCGTCGGGATCGCGATGCGGAAGCCGACGTCCGAGCCGGCGCCGATCTTTAGCGGGTCGTTGCCCGACGAGCCCGCGCCGCGTAACGCGACTTCGGTCGGGCCGCGGAATCGCGTGGTTTTTTGCTGGTCGCCGCGTTGTGTAGTGGCCATATAGGGTTAGCTCGAAGGGACGCCCCAAATGCCGTACCAACCGTTCTGGCCTACGCTAAAGCGCATCCAGCCGGCCGTCTTCACGCTGCGCGAATTAAAGTCGATGTCGTGGACCGTGTTGAAGCTCTCGCGGTTGTAGTACCGCAATTCGGTATCGCCCACGTCGCCCTCAAGGAACCACGCATCGGGATCGGAAAGGTAGTCCCAAACCATCCAGGTGTCAAACGACGGCATTCCCGAACGCCGTTTGAACGCGTTAATCGCGCGATTCGCCGTGTCGGGGCGGTCGGTGCCGCCGAGCAACTCGGCGCCGATAAACTCCAGATTCGGCGGAAAAATTGCCTTCTTGGGCGGGATTCGCAGCTTCTTGCCGCGGTGATCGACCGTTTGACGCATCCCGGTGAGCGAAAGCTGAATACTCGTCACATCGGGATCGGTCGCGTACGACAAGCGGTTCGACTGGAAGCCGCCGCCGATCAACGGGTGCGCCACGTTGAAGAGCGAAACGCCGTCGGGGCCGATATTCGTGGTAAATCCCGTGTTGATGACGTTCGCGACGGTGACTTCCTTCGTTTCCTTCGCCGAGCGGCCGAGTTCGGTGGCCAACTTGTTCACGACGCCGAATTTGTCATCGTCCATCGCGACTTTCGTCACGCGGAAGCCGAGCGAGTACTGCGCGTGAATATAGGTCTTGTTGAATCCCGGCAGCGCTTCGTCGTAGCGTGTATCGCCGCCTTCGGGCACGACCGAGAACTGACCGAAGCCTGTCACTTCCGTGGTCTGTTCGATCGACCGCGAGGAACTTTCGTTGCGGAAGACCTCGGGATACTGGTCCGGGAACTGCGAGTATTTGGTCATGACGACCTGATCGATCGCAGGCAGCATATTTTGGAGGTAGAGGTCTGGGAATAGTGTGCGTATGAACATAGCCGTTAAGTCCCCGCCGAGGCTTGCGCCATCCAGTGTTTATTGATACTGACTTCCAAAATCGCCGAATCGCCCTCTTGATTGGGCACGATCATCGAGACGCGCAGAATGCGCAAATCGAGCGTCGCCGTCGCCGCGATCGTTGCCGAATCGACGGCCATCCTGCTCATCTTGGTCTGCGCGTTTCCGGCCTGGGTGAGCGAGACGTTCGCGCCCTTTCCGACGTGCGCCGCGGTCGTAATCACGACGCCGGTTTTCGCCTGCGCGAGATAGATGACGTCGATCTCGTCCGTTACGGGGTGAACCGATGCGACGCTTGCCGCGCCGTAGGCGAGCGATGCGCCGAGCCAGAGCGTCGTGCCGGGCGTCGCGGTGTAGCCGGTCTGGACGCCGGGGAGGTTGTAAGGCAGCGTCGCTTCAGGGAGCGGCGTGGCCGACGCGACCTTCTGGACAAGATCGAACGCGAATAGCGCGTTGGCGTCGGCCGCCGGTTTCCCGTACTCGGTCACGCTGAAGGGCGAGCCGCCGGCCCGGATAATCGGGCGGAAGCCGAAGGGTGTATTTGGATTTGCCATGTTGCTTACCTTTGCCTTTCGACACGAAAGCCCGTCTCGCGCGAACGCCCGAGATACGAGGCGGTCGCCTCCTGATCCAACCTGTCTCCGACGAAGAGGTCGCCAGCGGCGTTTGCGTTAACGCCTTCGCCATCGCGCAGGACTGATAGGCCGCCGCCGCGGCCGTCACGGATCGCGCGCGCCGCTTCGTCCTCGAACTGCTCCGCAGCTTCGCGTACCGCGTCATCCGATTCCTTCGCCCAGTGAATACGCCGCGCCTCGGCCATGCGCTCCGGAATCTGGCCCATCATCAGCGTGCCGACCTTTACCACGTCGCCGCGCTCGTCTTTGACCAGTTCGTAGCCGCGGAGCCCGAGAACGCCGATACAACGCTCAGAGAGGAACTTTACCGCCATTCCCGGTTGGCCGTGGCGCTGCACAGCCTCTTCCATCGGCTGCGCGAAGATCATCGCGTCCGAGCGGTCGGCTTCCACTTCCACCGTGCGTTGCGGAATTGCCATGATGCGCTTGCGGAACGCGTCGGCGACGCTCGCCACGCCGAATTTCGCGATCGCCGCGCGTAAACCCTTTTGCAGAACCGGGTCTTTGGCAGCACGCTCCTCTTTCAGTAGAATCGCCTCGGCCGTCGCGTGCGCGTAGTTCTCAAGGCCGATTTTCTCGATCTGCGCCCGCATCTCGGGACACTTGGTTAAAAGCTCGTCCGGCCCGTAGACGACGCGCGTATACGTCGGGATGGATTCGCCGAAGGTCTTCTTGTCCCACTCTTCGCGCAGGAAATCGGCGGGATTGTCGGCGGTGTTCTCAGGCGGTTTGATGTTGAGCCCGATGTCGGTCGCGAGCGTTTCGACGGCTGCGGCCTGGTCGATGCGCGCCTGGCGGTCGGCGAGTATGCGTTGATTCGCCGCCTCGGCGGGATCTACGGGTTTCTTCTTCGCGTGGCTGCGGCGTGTGTCAGGCATTACCTGCTAGCCCTCCCGCCAATTGCGACGCCGGCTTTGGCGCGTTTCGCGTAGGCTTCGTACGTGATGCCCATTGCGTCGCAGATATGCTTTTGCTCCGGCGTCAGTTCCGTTTCGTCTTCCTCAGACGCCGCCGCGGGCCTGCGGCCGCCGTTTCCGCCGCCCGACTGCGCCGCGATCCGCGCGAGACGCCGCGCTTCTTTCTCGTCGGCGCCAGGCGCGTCGGGTTTGGCCTTTCCGGCGCGCAGGAAGGCGAGTTCCGTTTGGCGCGCCGCCATCTCCATCGCGACCAGGCCCGGCGTGCCCTGTTTGACGAGTTCGCCGTAATTGACGGCGGTGGCTTTGAAGAACTCGCTGCCCTTGTTCTTCAGGTCGGGGTATTCGTCCATCAGGGCTTGTTCCTTCGTAAGCGTCGAAGCCTTCGCGTCAATAAGCGCCTCAACCTCGCTCTTGCGTACAAAACCACGCTTCGCCGCCAGCTGGTCAAAGCCCTTCGCGCCTCCCGTGGTGATTGCTTCCAGTACATCCGGTTCCTCTTCTTCGACCGCCGACGCCGGCGCGGGAGCCGGTCGAGGCGTCGTCTGGGCTTTATCGGCCCAGAACTGGGCCGTGCGCTGCGATTCGGCGACCTGCTCGCGGAGTTCGGCGATCTGCGCCTGTAGGTCTTCCGCCGTCGCCGCCGTGTCGGTCGCGCTGGATTCGATTTGGTCGGTTACTTCGTCGGGCATAAGTGCTACACCCTACTTCGACACTTCGAGCCCCGCGTGCGCGAACGCCGTCCCGACGTAGAGATCGCGCCGCGCACGCACGTAAGGGCCGACGCAGGCCGCGCAGAGGACCTGGTACACGCCGTCGCGCGGAACGACGTAAAGCCTTACCTCGACGCCGGGCTCGCGATCGCGCAGCGTCGCCCAGGTCGAGCAGCATTCCTGGCAGCCGGGCATCGCGCGGCCGGCGAGCAGTCCGAGCGCGCGGTTGTGCCAATCGAGGCAATTGTCGCAAACGAGTTGCGCGGGCTTCTCGGGCGTGCCGAGCTGGTGAACGCGCCACGCTGGGAGCCACTTCGAGCAATAGTTGCAGTGGATTGATGCAAGAAAGCTCACTTCGCGCCCTCGGCGGGCTGGTCGAAAAGCTCGCGCAGCATCGCGGCGTCCGCGCCGTGCGCTTCGAGGACCGACGCGCCGACGTAGATCACGACGCCTTCCGTCTGGAAGTCGATATGCGAGATCATGTACGGATTGATCGAGTAGCCGGAGGCGAGGCGGATAAAGTCTTTCGGGATCACACGGCGTTATTCGACGCGCGCGTTACGGCTTCGGCGACGGCGGCTTGCCGCCCATCTTCTGCGTAAGCATTCCCATGAGCGCGCCGAGGACGATATTCGTGCAGTCGTTTAGGAATTCGAGCTGCGTCGGATCGGCGACCCCTGGCAGCAGACGCCGCGCCACGTAGATCACGATGAACAGCAATAGCACGATGAACGCGCCGAAGATGGGGAAGTTCTCGCGCAGAAAAGGCCCCCACGGCCCTTCGGTTTCCGGGCTTCCGGTTGGTGCCGGCTTTGCCGGCGTGGGCTTCGGTTCCGGCGTCATACGGCGTTATTCGACGGCGTAGACGCGGGCGATGTGATCGGCGAGCGCGAACAGGATTTTGGCCCGTTCTGCACGTTTGTCTGACCAGTAGCTTTCTTTCTTCCGCGCCGTCACGTGCGGAAGTAACGCGGGAACGTCGCCCCAAAGGTAGAACGGGCCGCGATGCGCCTTTGCCGGCCCCATCCAGCGCTGCGCCGTCTCGACATTCTCTACGATCATCGGTATGACGCCCGCTTCCTCCTGAATACGAAAGCACGCCTTGAAGAGATCGAGATTGGGAATGGGGGGATTGCGCGCTCGCGTCCACGGCATCTTATGACGACTGAACTCCTCACACGGCGGCGACGCGACGATAACCGCCGCGTTGCGAAACTGCGAGCCGTGGAGCGTGAGAACGTCCTGGAGAACGAGTTGCGCGGGGTACGGCCGCCGTTCGATGTCGAAGCCAATCACGTCGTAGCCGTTGGCGAGAAACCCTTCGGCCCAACCGCCCAAGCCGCAATAGAGGTCTATGCAGAGCGGCCTTACGCCTTCCACGTCTTCGCCTTCATCGCCGTGAGCATCGTAGACGGCAGATCGAGCACGACGCGCAACGCGTGCGCCGAGCCCTGCGCGCGCTGG